CTCCTGTTGGAACAACCGTAGCATTAATGGAACGTGGCACAATGGTCATGAGCTCTATCCACAAAAGATTACACAACGCTCAAAAACAAGAATTTAGTTTATTAGCAAAAACTTTTCAAATCTATCTACCTCCCACTTATCCTTACAGTGTAGGCAATGTAAACCCAGCTATTAAACAACAAGATTTTGATGATCGCATTGACATCATGCCTGTTAGTGATCCGAGTATGTTTTCGATGTCTCAACGTATTGCAATGGCACAAACTCAATTACAAATGGCACAAACAGCTCCTGAATTGCATAATTTAAGGGAAGCTTATAAAAGAATGTATATAGCTTTAAGAGTTCCCAACATTGAACAAATTTTACCTGAACCACCCCAACCGCAGCCAATGGATCCAGGAATGGAAAATGGTAATGCAATGAGAAATATGCCTTTACAAGTTTTTCCTGGTCAAGATCAAATGGCACATATTAAGGCTCATCAAGTATTTATGAGTTCTAATTTAGTTAAAAATAATATACCCGTTCTGATGGTTTTACAGGCACATATATCTGATCACATTTCAGCGATGGCAAACGAAGAAATTCAACAAGCCACCCAACAAAAAATTATGGAAGCACAGCAGCAAGGTATTCAAATGGATCCACAAGAAATGCAAATGATCCAAGCTGAATCGCAAAAAGCGATTGCAAATAGAATTGTAGAACTTACTCAACAGTTAGTCGAGGAGGAGAAACAGATGATGCCTGATGCAGGTAAAGATCCTTTAATTAATCTAAAAGAAGAAGAATTAAATATTAGAAAAGCTGATTTGATCAGAAGAACACAAGATGATCAGAATGATTCTACTATGGAAATTGCACGTTTAGCTCAAAAAGATGAAATTGATAAGGAAAGAATAGAAGTGTCAAGAGAGAGAAATGCTATTAACATAGCAAAAAACATGCTAGGCTCTTAGTATGTCAATTAAGTTACCAAAATTAGATACAAAAATAAAAAAAACGAGTAATACAAGTACATCTACACGACGTTACAAAGCCCCTTCACGTTCACAATTGTTAAAAAAGTATGGCAATTTGAAAAAAAGAGGGAGAGGAACAGGATTAGATAAAAATTTACAAGCAACTTTAGTTAAAAACGTCTTACAAAACACAAAAAAAGCCTAAAAATGGATAAAAAACAGAAAAAAGTTAAAAAAGTGATGAAAGAGTTTAAAAATAAAAAATTAAATATGGGTAAATCAGATAAAAAAGTTAAAAATCGTAAACAAGCTATTGCCATAGCATTATCTCAAGCAGGAATTTCAAATAAAAAGTAATGTCAGACATTAAATTGAAAAAATTTATGGATGATTTATCAGAATATGTAAATAGACCTTCTCTTACAGAAGAAGAACGTATTATAATGGCAACTGCTATGCTTTACACAACAAGAATTATTTACGAAGAAAGTTATGGTTCTGAAATGGCTATTAATTTAATTGACACAATAGGTGGTGGCAAGGTAGACTACCAAAAACCTACAAGACATTAAGAGGTATTTTAAAATGAAAGAAAAAAGTATAGACAAAGGCCAATATCAAATGACGGATAAGGCAAAAGTGCCTTTTAAGTTAGCACCTACTGATCCTGCTAAGTCAAAGACTCAGGGACAGTATGCTGTACAGGTTAAGAAAGTTCCTTTCAAGGGGGTATTCTAATGAAAAAATGGTTAATGGACCTTTGGGAAAAAAACCCAAAGAAAAAATGGCTAGTAATCGGTCTAGTTATCGGTTGGGTAGCCGCTCAATACATCTAATAAATGTTATCTAAATTATTAGGCGGATCTTTAGTAGACACTGTTGGTAAAGTTATTGACAGTGTCCACACTTCAGAAGAAGAAAAAGGTCAGATTAAAATAAAACTTCAACAATTAGAAAACGAAATTAACTCCAAACAAATGGATATTAACTTAGCTGATGCTAAGTCCACTGCCACAGGTTTTGGTGGTATGATGCAGCGGTCGTGGCGCCCCCTCATCGGGATGTCCTGTGCGTTAGCTATATTGTGGGAATTTGTATTAAAGCAATTTATTGTTTTTATTTTAGCTGCTTTCAGTATTCAGCATAACCCGCTTCCAGAGCTTGACATGTCGACTTTATTTCCGCTTGTCACAGCTTTACTCGGAATGTCTGGGCTCCGCTCATGGGAAAAAAGTAAAAAACTTACGAAATGACCAAATGCATAAAATGTGATTGTCTGTGTCATTGCGGTACAACTTGCATGTGTGAATGCGCTATTTGTAAACATGAAGAAACAAACAACGGGTAGTGCTATTGAACATGTAGTCAAAAAGACTACAATAGGAAATGGTCGTATAAGTACATCTACGATGAATAAACATAAACGAAGAAGTTTTAAAAAATACAGAGGACAAGGTAGACGCAGATGACAAAAAATAAATCTACAGTAAACAAGGCAGGGAACTATACTAAACCTACAATGAGAAAGAGATTGTTTAGTAGAATTAAAGCAGGATCAAAAGGTGGAAAGCCTGGACAATGGAGTGCAAGAAAAGCTCAATTGTTAGCTTCTGAATATAAGAAAAAAGGCGGAGGTTATAAAAACTAATGGCTATATCAAGATCTCAAATGAGTCAACAAGTGTCAAAACCTGGTAGAAAAAAAGTTAAAAAAGTAATTAAAGGTTTAAAGAAAGCATCAAAATCACATGCTAAACAAGCAAAGACACTTCAAGGAGTATTAGGTGGCGTTAAAAAAATCTCAAAAAAGTCTTAAGGATTGGGGCAAACAAAAATGGCGTACCAAGTCTGGTAAGCCTTCTGCAAAAACAGGTGAAAGATATTTACCAGAAGCTGCTATCAAATCATTGACACCTGCTGAATATGCGGCTACAACTAAAGCTAAGAGAAAAGGTAAAAAGAGAGGAAAACAATTTGTTAAACAACCTAAAAATATTGCTAAGAAAACTGCTAGGTTTAGATAAATCTAAACAAGACGAACACGAAGATAAAGAGAATTGGGGGATATAATGATTAAAATTACAAATTCACTTCGAGAAAGAGTGCGTACTCATGAGGGTTGCGTTTTGGAACCCTATAAGGATAGCTTAGGAAAATTAACTGTGGGTATTGGTCATTTAGTACAACCGCATGAAAGAAAAAGATATCAAGAGGGTATAAAAATTACTCAAGAAGAAGCAGATGAATTATTTGATATCGATATAAACAGAGCTGCCGCTGGTGCCGATGAACTAATTATAAAGAAAATTGGTAATCATGATGATTTGCCACAATCAGTGCAGGAAGTTTTAGTGGAAATGGTTTTTCAATTGGGGGCAACAGGTGTCAAACAGTTCCGCAATATGTGGGCTAGTCTAAAAGAGAAAGACGGAGAAATGGCAGCATTGCACATGAGAGATTCAAGATGGCATAAGCAAACAAAAAATAGATGTGAGTCACTTGCAAAAATTGTGGCTACAGCACAATGGACATAATTAAGTTAGCTGATCATCTCAAAAAAATCTTGAAAGTTAGGCAAAATGACATTAGTTTGTATGTAACTTCAGGAGTTAAAGATTGGGAAGAATATAAACTCATGATAGGTAAATATCATGCATACAACGAAATACTAAGTGAAGTAAATTCGTTGCTAAAAAGAATGGAGCACGATGATGAAGGACTCGATAATTGAGAAACTTCCTAAGCCAACAGGGTGGAGAATTTTAGTTCTACCTTATAAAAGAAAAGAGAAAACAAAAGGTGGTATAATTCTTACTGATCAATCCTTAGAAGAATCACAAGTAGCTAGTAGCATTGGATTAGTTTTAAAAGTAGGACCTGACGCATATAAAGACAAACAAAGATTTCCAAATGGACCTTGGTGCAAAGAAAAAGATTTTGTTGTTTTTGGTAAATATGCAGGATCTAGAATTAAGATTGAAGAAGGTGAAGTAAGATTAATGAATGATGATGAAATCCTAGCAGTGGTAAATGACCCTGAAGATTTCCTAAACATGTAAGGAGGCTAACATGCAAGATGATAAAAATATGCCAATAAATACATCAGAAGAAAGTTTAGAAATTACTCTAGACGAAAATGATAAATCAATTGAACAACCTGATAAGGATGAAGTTCAAGTTGCTGAAACTGAAGTTGAAAAGCCAAAAGTTGAAGATGAAACTGAACAATATTCTACAAAAGTAAAAGCTAGAATAGATAAACTCACAAAAAGGTTAAGGGAAGCTGAGAGGAGAGAAGAATCAGCAGTATCTTATGCTCAAGGTGTTCAAAAAGAAGCTCAAGATATTAAGTCAAAATATGAAACATTAGATAAAAATTATATTGATGAGTTTGGATCTAGAGTTGCAAATCAAATTGATTTAGCAAAAAATAAATTAAAAAATGCTATTGCACAAAGAGATGTTGAAGCTCAAATAGAAGCTAATCAAGAAATTGCTCGTTTAACTATTGATTCAGAAAGAATTAAATATTCAAAGCAAATTCAAGAGCAAAAAGAATCAAAAGAAGCTTCAAGTAACAATAATCAACAACAGACAAATTATATACCCAAGGCAAAAGCTGATCCAAAAGCAGTTGAATGGGCTGAAAAAAATGATTGGTTTGGAGAAGATGAGGTTATGACTGAAGCAGCCAAGGCAATTCACAAAAATCTTGTACTTGAAGAAAAGATTGATCCTTCTACTGATTTATACTATGATCAATTGAATAAAAAAATTCGTGAATACTTTCCACAGAAATTTAATGATGGGGGAAGTCCAGAAGCAACAAAAGTCGCTCAGCCTGTTGCCTCTGCTACACGCACTACAAAAACATCTGGGCGTAGGACAGTCAAGTTGTCTGCCTCTCAAGCTGCAATGGCTAAGAGATTAGGTGTAACACTTGAACAATATGCTAAATACGTGAAGGAGGCATAAAAATGGAAACAGAAACTAAAGTAAAAAAATCTTCACGCTCTTCAGAGACCCGTGAAAATAATGTTCGTAAAAGAGGTTGGGTTCCTCCATCATCGCTTCAAGCACCCGAGCCCCCAGAAGGATGGCATCATCGTTGGGTTCGTGCTGAAATGCGAGGTATGACTGATGATAAAAATATCATGGGTAGACTTCGCTCTGGATATGAATTTGTTAGGGCAGATAATTATCCAGACAGACTTGATTTACCAAAATACGAAGATGGTAAATACAAAGGTGTTATAGGAGTAGGTGGTCTATTACTGATGAGATGTCCTATTGAAGTAAAAGAAGATCGGGATGAATATTTCCGACAACAAACACAAGGACAAACCGA